GATGCTCAAGAGCAGCCCGAAAGAATCGAGGAATCAAAATTTGAGGAAGTGCCAAGAGAGGAAGATAAAGCAATTATTATATAATTTTTTATGGTAACAAAAAGAAAAAAAACTCCTAAAAAAATAAATAAGGGCGGCAGACCAACTGATTATGATCCTACATATTGTCAAAAAATAATTGATTTTTTTGAAAGTAATGAAAATGCAACTTTGGTAAAATTTGCAAAGTCTGAAAATTTATATACTTCTACCATGGATTTATGGGCTAAAAAACACCCAGAGTTTATGGAATCAAAAAAAAAAGCTTTTGAAGCTAAGAAAAATCATGTTTTAAATATGATTGAAGGTTTAGTAGTTACATCTAACAATATTAAGGTTAATTCAGTGCCTTTAATACTTATAGCAAGGGCGTATGGAATTAAGACATCTGATGCAAATAAATCTGATGATGATGATAATGACAATCAAGATTTTTCGGATGCTATTAGTGATTAGCTATGGTTACACGTCAAGAAGCTATTAAAAAACTTAAAGCAGATCCCTTATTGTTTTTTAGAAAACAAGCTTCACTTGTATCAAAGTCAGGTAAAGAAACTTTTTTTAATCTTAACGAAGCACAACAAATCATACATTCAACAGCTGAAAAAATGCTAAGGGAAACAGGGAAAATTCGTCTCGTTATTCCTAAAGGCAGGCAAATGGGTTGCACTACTTATATTCGTCAAAGATTTCTTCATAAGGTTTGTTATAATAAAGGCTTAAATGCTAAAATAATGACACATACTCATGATGCGTCTAAAGGTATATTTGCTAAAATAAGAGATACTTATGAGGGCATAAATGACAAATTAAAGCCAATACCTACAAAGAATAATGAGAAAGAATTAGTTTTTAATATTATCAAATCACAAATATCAATAGCAACGGCAGGGGCTAAAGGAACAGGACGATCTGCCACATTGCAATTATTTCATGGTTCGGAGTGTGCTTTTTGGGATAATGCAGATGACCATATGCGTGGAATGTTGCAAGCCGTTTCAGGGGAAAACAAAAGTGAAGTATTTTTAGAGTCTACAGCTAATGGCATGACAGGTGATGCAGAGCAATTTTATAATAAAGTTATGGCAGGCTATGAAAAAAACAGTGATTTTAAAACTTTGTTTTTGCCCTGGTTTATCATGAGTGAATATCAAAAAGAATTACCTAGTGATTTTAAATTACAAACTTATCAAGATTATTGTGAAATTGAATATAAACAACGCAATAATATTTCTGATAAACAAATTTATTGGATGCGTCAAAAAATAGCCACAGATTTTGACAACCGATTTTCTATGTTTTGCGTTGAATATCCGTCTAATATTCAAGAAGCTTTTGAAGGTACTGGCGAGGATTCATTTATAGAGCCTGCCTTAGTCGCATTAGCAAGAAAAAGAGAATTTAAAGGGGTTGGTGATAAAATATTAGGCTTAGATGTCGGTGGTGATGAACATTCTAAAAATCCAGACAGGAGCGTCATAACACTTAAGCAAGGTAATGATTTTAAAACAATATTTATAAAAAAAGGTATTTCAAGAAATTCATTATTACAGACAATGTCAGATTATGTTAAGCAATATAAACCACAAAAAATAAGAATAGATATTACTGGCATTGGTCATAATATGGATGTTGATCTTGTAACTTTATGTAATCAAAGAAACATACCTATTGCAGATTGTCAGGGTGTTAATTTTGGCAGTGAAGCAGTTAATAGTCAAAAATTTACTAATGTTAGGGCTGAAATGTATCACTGGTTAAGAGAAACACTTAAAATAGGGTGTTGTGATGATGATGCAAATTTACAAAAAGATTTAACAGCTTTAAGCTACAAAAGAGATAAAAATAGACGATTACAAATGGAATCTAAAAAAAACATCACACAATCACCCGATCTTGCTGATAGCATGGCTTTGTGTTGCCATCAAGGAACTGAATTTTATATAGGGGCTTTTTAATGGGTATAATCAATAAAATATTTGGAAAAAAACAAGTAGAAACTAAGTCATTAAATAATAGCTTAGAAAATTTTATTCGCTTTGGTGACGTAGCGTCTCATTCTGAAATGATATCCCCACAAGTTATGTATTATAAAGCTGCGATTGCTTTTACTTGTGTTGAAATGATAGTAAAAGAAGCGGAAACATATTATTTTTATTTAAAAAATGAAAATAATGAAATTGTTGAAGATGTTGATAGTAAAATACAAACATTACTTTTTAAAAGGTCACTTGCTTATGGTGGGCAATCACCTTTTTCAAACATATTAAGAAATATACTTATTTTTGGTGAGGGGTATTTATTACGTACACCTTTTGATGTTGATTCAGAGCCATTAGAATTTTTATCTATTTTGCCTAACCGTGTATCAAAAGAAATTAATGATAATGATTTTATTAATGGGTATTATGTAGAGCATAGAGGTAGATCTATATATATTACAGTCGATATGTTATCGTCTTATTCTGATTTAATGCGTTTTTCTCTATACTCAAGTGCTAATTATACGGAGGGTGTATCTCCGATGAAAAGCGTAGGAATTGAAGGTTCTTTAATTCATGAGGGCATGAGGTGGAATAATAACAGCATACAAAAAGGATGCATGCCTAGTGGTTTAATAAGCTCCGATAATGTTATGAATTTAACAGAGCAACAGATTTCTCAAATTAAACAAATGGAAAAGGAAGTTTTATCAGGAAGTAAAAACGCTCGTTCAAATATTATTCTTGGCGGTGGTTTTAAATTTACCCCTATACAGACAAGTCCTGCCGATATGGATTTTGCACAATCGATAAAAATAGCATCTGAAAATGTATGCAGGGCTTTTGGGGTGCCGTTGCCTTTACTGTTTAATGAAGCGTCTACAAACGATAATATTACCCAAATGTCAGAAAATTTTACAAAAAAAACAGTAATACCATTCGTTCAAAATTTTTTAGATACTTACTCTTTATGGTATAATAATATTGATAATAAAAATTATAAAATATGCATAAATTATAAAAAAATACCGTCTTTAGAAAGTGAAAAAGAGCGTAAAAATAATCGCATAGCAAATCTAGTATCTAATGGATTATATACAATAAATGAAGCTCGCCAAGAATTAGATCTACCTACTATAGATGATAATGATATGGCAGATGAAATTATTGTAAATAAAAATCTAATTGCTTTAAGCTTGTTAGGGGAGGAAGCAGATAATGGTATCATTGAAAATAAAAAAAAAAAAAAAAAATAGATGGTTAATTCCATTAAGAAAAATAGAAATGGTTTATGCCAAAGACATTCAAAAAATGCTCTCTAAATATTCTAAGATATATTCTAAAAAATATGAAACCATACAACAGCATGACGATATAATGGATAAATTATCATTCAAAAAAGATTTATCAGAAATTACAATTAAGCATATTAAAAAAGCGATGCAAAAATCGGTAGCCATAACAAGCGACCAAATTAATTTAGAAATGAAGTCAGAAACTTTTAATATAGAGGATTATTTAAGAGAGTATATTTTAACAGATGCTTTTGAAGAGTCTATGAGTAGCATTAGCGTTTTTTATTATAAGCAATTATCTAATATTATTGAAAATGGGATTAAAGAAGAATTAACAAGAGATCAAATTGCTAAAAACTTACAAAATACCGATAAAATAAATAAAATAAGATCTAAAGTTATTGCGAGAACAGAAACGCATAATGCGTCTATGTATGCAAGCGAAAAAAGAGCAAATGATATTGCAGACGATTTAGAGATTGAAATGTATAAACAATGGATACCTGTTGAGGATTCAAGGGTGCGTCCAGAACATAGTCGAATGAGAAGAGCAAAGACAATACCCGTAAATGGGATGTTTACCGTAGGAGGTGCCAAAATGGCTAGACCGGGAGACATCAGAGGTGGGGCATCTAATGTTGTAAATTGTAGATGTGTTCTTAGATATATTGTAAAAGATTAAAAGCTTGAAAAAAAATTAAATTATATTAATATATAATAAAGTTAAGGTAATTATGAAAAATTTTTATTACACAGAAACTAAAAATTTAACAGCCCATGAAAAAGATGGAATGGGTATCATTGAGGGATATGGTGCCTTTTATGATAACAAAGATAGTTATGATGATATTATAACAAAAGGTGCATTTTCTGAAAGCTTACAAACAAATAGATCTGTTAAAATGCTATTAAATCATAATACAAGTGATATTATTGGTGTATGGCAGGAATTAAAAGAAGATCAAAACGGTCTTATTGTTAAAGGGCTAATAAACCTTGATACAGTCAAGGGACGTGAAACATATTCACTAGTTAAACAAGGGGCAATGTCAGGATTGTCAGTCGGTTTTATGGTCAAAGATAGAGATTATAATGATGATATAAGATATATTAAAAAAGCTGATTTATATGAGGTTTCTTTTACTGCCTTTCCTGCTAATGAAAAAGCAAAGATATATGATGTTAAATCAGATGATATTGCAAGCATAAGAGATTTTGAAAGACTAATGCGAAATATTGGTTTTTCAAAAAAAGAAGCGAAAACGATCGCTTCAAATGGCTATAAGGATCTTAGTCGAGATGATTTAGATCTCAGTTGTGATGACTGTAGCGAACAATTAAACCAACTTTACAAATCATTAACGGAGTTAAATAATGTCGCTTGACACTAAAGAGGTTGTAGAAAAAACAGCTAAAACAATTGAAGAGCTGAAAGGCAAGATTGATGGTTATCATGCAGATGCCGTCACTAAAGATTCAGTAGATAAAATTATTGCTGATATTGAAACCACACAAGAAAATGTGCAAAAGGTTGAGAAAGAAAATCAAGCATTAAAAGCACAATTACAATTATTAGGAAGTGGAAAAATATCTAATGATATTAACGAATTAGAGGTTAAATCTTCTAAAGCTATAGCGGATTTTTTACGCCAAGGAGATAATATTTCACTAGAACAAAAATCTATGCTTTCTAGTGATGGGGCTTCAGGGGGTTATCTTATTCCTAAGTTAATGAGCTCAAAGATTATAAAAAGAATTTTTGAAACTTCAAACATTAGACCATTAGCGAGTGTTGAGTCCACAGGTTCAAATCAAATTGAGTATTTAATTGATACGGATGAGGTTGATGTTAATTGGGGAATGGAAACAGCACCTATTAGTGATACTGATTCGGCTGATGTTGCAAAAAAAGTAATTGCTGTTCACAATTTGACTGCCAAGCCTAAAGCAACTCAAGATCTTATTGATGATTCTGAAATAGATATTGAAGCATGGTTAATCAATAA